GTGTCGAGAAAGAATTAGACATGGATGATTTTTCTTGGGATTCTATTGAAGCTAAAAAGGAAGAAGTAGAAGAAGAACCAGTAGAAGAAATTGTACAGGCTAAAGAAGAAACAGAAGAAGATTGGGATTCTGAAGAAACAGAAGAAGTGGTCGAATCTAAAACCACAGAAGAATTTGATTGGAACGAACTATCAAAAGAAACAGGTGTAGAAGCTGGGTCTAAAGAAGAGTTTATTGCAAAAGTGCAAGAAGCTTTAAAACCACAAGTGAGCGACAACGATACCATTAAAAACTTAAATGGTTTTTTAGAGCTTACAGATAAAGATTTAGTTATTGCTGATATGAGAGCATCAAAGTATGACGATGATGCCATAGAAGACACTATAGATAGGTTAAACGATTCAGGATTACTTAAAAGAGAAGCAACTCTTATTAGACAGCAATTATCTAAGCATATACATTCTGAAAAGGATAGATTGCGTACAGAAAAAGCTACTAAAGAAAAAAGGCAAATTGAGAACGCTAAGAACTCAAAAAAAGAACTACAAAACTTTATTAAAGGTAAAGAAGAGTTCTTTGGAGGTAAAGTATCTCAAAAAGACAAGAAACAATTGTATGGTTATATAACTAACGGAAAGTTTGCTAAAGATATATTTGAGTCACATGCCAATGTTGCAGAGGCCGCCTTCTTATGGCAGAACAAGGAAAAGATTTTCAAGATGATTAAAACGCAAGGCGTTGAACAAGGAAAATCGAAAGTTTTAGATGGTATTACATCTCCAAGTAGAGGTGGACGTTCATCAAACAACTTTGAAGCCCCTAAAAAAGGTTTTGACCCAGGTAAATTCTTAGGTTAAATAAACGACATAGTTTATAAAAACAATTTTTAATTTAAACACTCAGAAAAAATGAGAGTATATTCCGCTAAATATGATGCTGCGTACAACACAGCAGACAATTCTCTGACAGCGAACTTATTAAAGTACCCAGAGATTGCAAAAAAAGTAATCGAGCTTTACCCTCGATACACAACAACTTACCTTCTTGAGAAATTAGGATTTGGTGCTGGTGAAAAAGTACTAGGTGATAATTCTTTCGAATGGAAGTCAATGGGCCGTTACAGAGGTCAGCAACAATTAGCTGCAGCTTACAATACAGATATTACAGCAGCAGGTGCAACTGTAACTTTGTCTGTTACTGATACAGCAGCTATTCCATGTCTTATTAATGCAAATGATATTATTCGTTTAGCTTCAGGATTGCAGGTACACGTTGCTTCTATCACAGATGGAACTAACGTAAAAGCAGTAGTAGGTAAAGCTTTAAATACATCATCTGTCAATAATGGAGCAGATAGTATTGTAGGTATTATTGGTAACGCTTTTGGTGAAGGTTCTTTAGGAGCTGAAGTAGGTGAAGGTTATGCTTACCCTGAAACACGTAAAAATCACTTAACTATTTCTCGTAAGAAATTAGTAATTGATGCAAGAGATTTAACCGATGTTACATGGGTTGAACACAATGGTCACCGTCTATGGTTCTTTACTAAAGAACAACAAACTGAAGCTCAATTTATGTATGACCTTGAAGTTATGCGTTGGTTTGGTAAATCATCTATGTCTGGAGACATTACAACTCCAGGTGGTGCACAAGCAGGTCTTTCAGGAGTTCCTGTAATTGGAGACGGATTATTAGCACAAATTGCTGAATCTAACATTCTTACATACGAAGAGAATGAAGACATGACAGAAAGAGTGTTTGCTAATTTCTTAGCACAATTATCTCTAAATGCTCAAAATGCAACTGGAAACGAATACGTAGTATTTACTGGTACACAAGGTAAATTACAATTCCACAGAGCAATGAAAGATTTATTGTTTTCTAACGGTGGTCAAGCATCTTCTATAATGGTAGATAAGTTTGGACAAGATGTAAGTGTAGGTTCTAACTTTACTACATACATGTGTATGGGTAATAAGTTAACTTTAGCTCACTGTCCAGTATTTGATGACCCGAATTTGTCAGCTGCTGCTGGTTATACTTCCACTGCTGCTTCTGAAGCTGAAATTGAATCAGCTACTCCTTCTACAGGTGCTGAAGAATGGAGAGGTGCTAACCTTTCAGGTTTGATGGTGTTTTTAGATATGTCAACACAACAAGGTGTTAACAATATTGAATTAATTGCAAAAGGTGCTGAAGGTACTAATCGTAACTGGGTGAAGAAATACGTTCCAGGTATGGTAAATCCTTATGACTCTAAGTCTATGCTTGCTGCATCAGGAGATGACAAGTTCGAATGTCACTGGTTAACACAATCAGGAATCATTGTACGTAACCCTCTTTCATGTGGTATTCTTAAGCCTACTGGTTTAGTACTATAGTAAATAATTAATTTTTAAATAAAAAAAAGATGTCAAGAACATTAGACGGAAATAAGAGCTTCTTTAAATCAGAAGAAGACAAAAATTACATGACTCAAGAACATGGTCGTGTAGCACAAAGTGTATTAGTTAAGCCATATGTATCTAACCAAGTTGTATTATCTGATTTTGAATCAGGTTCTACAATGTTGTTAGGCGCAAGTGGAGCAACTTCTACAATAGTATTGCCAATGCCTAAATTAGGATTGCAATATAGAATTGTAGCATCTGCTAATAATTCTGCTCACAATTCAGTTGTAAAGTCATATTCAGTTGCAGCTGATGGCTCAAGAACTGCAGTAGCAACCATTTTTTATGGTATTTTAACTGCGGCTGGTGCAACACCAATTTCTTTAGTTGGAACGACTGCTTTGACTATTGTAGCTTCTAAGCTTAAAAAAGGTGACTACATAAATTTAGTATCAGACGGTACTGGATGGATTGTAGATGCAGCATTAATAACTGCAGAAGGTATTACAGTAGCATAAATTTACTTAGACACACCTCTTCGGGGGTGTGTTTATTTTTTTTAATTAATTAACAAAAAGCAAAGCAAAGATGAAAGCAAAAAGATTTGTAAAATACACGTTTCACAGTACAAGAGCTATAGGCTCTTATTCATTTTCTAATTACAAGACTATAACTGGTAAGAAAATGAAATACAAAGATATTAATGGTGAGGATAGCCAAATTACATGGAATAGTAATATTATATTACTAGACATGGACAACGAAGGGCATGTATTACAAGATAATTTTCTTAAATACAACCCATCTGTTTTATCAAAAGAATGGGTAAGATTAGACCTGCATAAAGCAGAAGCAAATAATACGAAGAGAACTTTAGATTCTGCAAAAGCAGTAATTGAAGCAGCTAAAATGACTGATATAGAAGTGAAACAATACGCTACTATAGCAAGGTTAAATTTAAGCTCAGAAATTGACGTTCTAAGAGCTCGTATCATAGAAATAGCACAATCTAATGCTGATTTGTTTATGGCGACGCAATTTGACCCTGAAAAAGATTTAAGAGTATTTATTATTGATGCTATTAAACTTAAAAAATTAAATTACAAGAACAATACGTTCTTTTATAATAAAGAAGCAATAGGAACTAACGAAGAACAGGTGTTAGTTTGGTTAAAAGATAACAAAGATATTTTAGCTATCTTGAAGCATGAAATAAGAGCTATACAAGCTCCTAAAAAGAAACTAGTAAATAAGTAAATAAATGACTGATGACCAAGCTGTAGCAAGAGTAAGAAATATTATTGAAAGCGAAACTACTGCATACTTTAGTAATGATGAGTTGAAAGAATTCATCAAAATGGGTGTAGATGAGTTTATTCAACAATATTATATGGCTTTTGAAACTTCGCAAGACGTTAGAGATAAGCTGCAGAAATTAGTTCGTTCAGAATTAATTGCTGGCTCAACTAGTCCACAGTTAAATATAACAACTCCTGAAGATAGCCAAACAGATGCAGATGTTAAGCTTGATTTTGATTATTCTAGAATACTAGCGATACATTATCAAGAAGCACCATACACAAATGTTAAAATTGTGCAATTAGGAGATATAACTGCTTATTTAGGTAACGACCCTTTTAATAAAGCTGATGAAAATAATCCTGTTGCTTATGAGCAAGGAGGTTTTATGTATTTTCTAGGTTTAATTGGAACTACTAATCTAATAGTAAAGTACTTAAGGTACACTACTGATATAGAACTATTAAGTATACATACACACGAAGAAGTGTGTCAAATATCAGCTCGAAAAGTCTTGGCGACGTTGGGAGACGCAAGATACCAAATGATTCAGTCAGAATTAACTGAACGACGAGTTTAAAGATGCTTTTTGCTCCCTGCTTTCTAGAAAGGGTAGAGTAGGGTAACCTATTTTACCCTTTCTTATTAATAAAAATATAATATGGCAACATTAAACGAAATAGCTTACAACATAAGGAATGTAATTTCTGGAGGTGTATCATCTGACGACACTGATATATCATTGCGTCAAATAAAATTTATGGTGCATTATCATAGAGCAAATTTATTAATGAAGTATACAGAGAACGGTAAAAAAGCCTCTAATGTATCTTTTCAAGTGGATGAATTGACTCCAAGTTCGTCAGGAGCGATTTTAAAGGATGTTGTAGGCTTTAACGGTAATAGAGGTATAAGAAGTATAGCATTTAAAGATGATAAGTCTGTAGAGGCTTCGTATGTGCCTTTACCTATTGTTCAAAACCATGATAGAATGTTTATTAACAATTCTAGGTTTATTAAATCTGCAAATAGCAAAATTGCTACGTTATCAGATAGAAACATATATATATGGGAAGGCGATTCTCTTGTTTCTGGTGGTACTATTGAAATCAATGCTATATTTGCTGACCCTACCACTGTAAGTTCATATATTAGCGACGATGTTACACAATACCCTTTGCCAGAAGAGTTAATTCCTTTGGTAGTGCAAAACTTATTGCAAGCAGAGTTTAATGTAATGTTAGGTGTAAATTCTAAAGGACCAAACAATCAGGTAGATGAAAAACAGGCAAAAAGCAAGAAGGCAGCTAAATAAAAAATACAAAGACAAGTATGTATCTATTAAAGATATATATAATACAATTAAAAACGGTTTAAGAGTAAAAGGGACATATTCTACAAGAATGTTAACTTATACTGAGTATTACTCTATTATGGAAGCGTTTTTAAATGAAATGGTAGAAATTATTACTGATAAACAGGAAGTTTTTAAAATGCCATTAAAATTAGGAGAAGTTTATTTAAAAAGACTGCCTCATAAAAGACCATTTCATGTTAGAATAGACCATAAGGCTTCACAAAATACTGGAGAATTAGTTTTGTATAAAGTGCCTATCTTAGATGACGAATACACAAAGGTAGTTTGGGATAGACCATACAAGTTTTCTAAACACAAAATACTACCTCTAAAACGATTTAAAGAAGCTATAAATAAAGAATAATGAAAGGAAGTCCAAAAATTAGTATAAAGCAAGTCGTGTCTACCGTAATACGTAATTTAGATATACAAGACGCTGCTAGAGAATTTCATAATTTTGTTGAATGGGCTTTTGAAGCAGAAAAAAAAATAGGTTCTTATTCAACGTTTGATAAAAAAATAGGTGAACTAACTGTCACTGATAAAAAAGTTTTACTACCAGAAGATTTTTTAAATATAATAGAAATACTTGCTGAAGGTGGTGACTACGATAACACAAGGTGTTATATATCAGGCAATTATCTTAATATTGACCTATCTGACGGTACTATTATTAAGTTGCATTACGAGTCTATATCTACAGATGATGATGGCTATCCTACTATTTCTGCAGCGCATGAAGATGCAATCGCTTCATACATAATGTTTAAATACAAAGGCAGAGAGTATTTTAATCAGAAATTACCTAGATACGTATATCAAGATTTAAAAAAAGAATGGTCAATGCAATGTGCGCAGGCTAGAGGTAAAGACAACATGCCTTCTAAACAACAATGGCGAAACATTGGTAAATATTGGAATTCCCTTAGACCTTTTAATGATAACAATCGTAAATTGTTTTAATAATGGCACAACCTACTAAGAAACCTAATTCGTTCTCTAAGGGGATGATGTCAGATATAGATGCAAATGCATTACCTCCAGACACTTATAAATCAGCTATTAATGCTAGACTTGTAACTAAAGAAGATAATAGTTTTGTATTGAAAAACGCAAAAGGTAATACTTTATTTACAACATTATCAGACTCAGAAAAAACTATAACAATCTCTGACACATTAGCTTTAGGCTCAACAAATATATCTGGTTTAACTACACCAGTATTAATGGGTTGGAAACTTACAATTTCAGGAGATGATGATTTTACTACAACTGTAATAACGTTTGTAAGTGGTAATTCGTTATTTGGTGGACCTGCTATTGTTTTAGGCGAATATAGTGGAGGTAATCTAATAGATTCTAATTATTTGATGGGTTTAGCTCTTTTGAAAGCAGTATTAACTCCTGCGATAAACGCTAAACTTAATATATCCGTAGACCCTATAGTAAATGGAGTTTATAAAATAAGATATAGTGACAAAACAACAGAAGCGATGACCATTGTTATTGCTCCATACGTACAAACAGGAAACCCAGCTAACGGTAGTGAAAGTTATTCATTTCCTGTATACGGTGGTACTTTAGAAACTTTGTCTACAAATCTTTACGAAGTAGTAGGTCAAGCAGAGTTTTCTAATTATGTAGCATTTATAACTAGAGGTATTGATGCTAATACACAAGATACTATCTTTACAGTTACTCCACAACCTGATTTTTCGCAGTCTGTTAAAAAAATAGTCTTAAGAACTGATTTAGGATTGACTGCTAAAACTTCTTTAAGGGTTGAAGTGTCAGAAGAAAACGAATTTTTTCATAGAATTTATTGGACTGATGGTATACAACCATTACGTACATTAAACTTAAAAGAATCTCCAGAATATTATACAGGCTTGACTAGTGAC